TAAATCAATTTTTTTCCTAAATATAATCCCCCTAAATAATTAAATTTTCCTAAATATAAAATATATTTCCTAAAAACATATTTTATTGAAAGATTTCAGGCGTCAATTTTCGGAAGTCACGACAAGTCTTCAAATAGTCTTTCCAAATAGTGTAATGATTTGCTTTGTAATTTCTGTTTAATTTCTTCCACAGTTCATAATTGTTTTCTCGCCATTTTAGAGCATGAACCTTGTTTTTTTCGTAACAGACTGGCATCTTACAGGTATTAATCTACTTATACTACATTAAGATATTTTTAAATTCAATTTTTTAAATATTATCATCATAGTAATTACTCGTTCATTTTGCTGGTGATTTCGTTCCACTTCGTTTCAGTATACAACATAATCTTTTTCCCGTTGTTTAAAATAATTTCATAGATATCGTTAAATTTTGTAAAAACAATTATATAACTATCACTATAAGTTTTCATAAACAAATCCAATATAATCTTGCTCCGTTTATGGTATAAATCCATATATAGTAGATATATATATATATTATTAAATTTATTTTTTAAAAAAATTGAACGATAAATTGAACGGGCGTCCATACACCATCACATTAAAAAAAAAATTGAACGAGAAATTGAACGGGCGTCCATACACCATCACACTTATATCATAATGGCATCAATCAATAACAGCGATGATGAATATGACGAACTTGTTTTAGATTTATATAGTCTAACTCATAATTGTGGTATTACGATAAACACAATTAATGATGTATGTGTAAATTATGAAAAAATGAAAAAATTAAATGCTATTGTATGGTTGAAAACTTCAATAAATAATGAGGTATTATATAATGACCCTAATCTTCAACTTAGTGTCCAACAACAGAATATTAAAATATTTGGAAATTATGATTTAAAACTGATTATGTTGAAATATAAAGTATATTTAAAATGGTATGATAAAAACAATGCTTATCTATGTTATACTAATACATATTTTCTAAGTCGTCCTGACCACAGAGAATTATGTAATGATTACAATGCTATAATTCTATGTCTAAAAAAAATTGTTAAGCATAAACCTTTAAAGGTATGGTCATTAAATGATAATGATTTCTTCACATCAACAAAAAAAACACATTTTGAACTATACCCTGATGCGTTATCACTTGTATCAATAGATAATGACCAATATCACGAGGAAGAATTAGAAGAATATTTTAATAACTTCACAGCATTATATGATTTGGAAATGATTAATATAAATAATAATATATTATTGTTTCGCAAAACATAACTTTAAAGACCCTATAATATTTTAACCCCCTTGCTTCGTTTATGGTATAGATCCATATAGTAGATATATATATATATATTATTTAAATTTATTTTTAAAAAAAATTGAACGAGAAATTGAACGGGTGTCCATACATCACCACAATAAAAAAAAATTGAACGAGAAATTGAACGGGTGTCCATACACCATCTCATTTAACACGAAACAGTATGCCACCAAGTAATCACCAGAGATTACTCGTGTTCAATATTCTTAAATTGACTATAAAACAGAGTTTAATTGCTAAAACGTTAGTTGATATTTATAACGAAGACGAAATTTCCTATAAAAATGATGCTTCATATTTAAGTTTTAGTAATGATGTTAAATTTATGCATAACTTTTTAGAAACCGTTCAAAATCAAATTCAAAGATTTGTAAGTATGCTTGAATTTGACAAAACACAATTTGATAAAATTAGATTAAATATTATTCTTAAAGATATGATTAATATTTTAGAACGTGATGATATAAATAATTGTTCTAAAATGCTAAACTATTTATTGACAGAATTTCAATCTGCTTCTAATAAAATTGGAGAATATATGAAAGAAAGTTTGGAAATTGCTTAACAAAAACTATAAAAATAATATCAATAGACAAATACAAATGACAATGTATTTTTTTAGTTTTCAGGAAGAGGAGGAGGAGGTTCATCAGGTTCATCAACATTTTCATCATCTTCTTGACGTGCAGTTATTTCAATCTTTTTTCCTTCAATCTTTTTCTCTTGTGGTTTATATTCTTCGTATTCGCTAAAATCACCGCTGTGAATGCTTGCAGCGAACTCAAAACCAAGATGATTAGATAGCAGCTCATATCCGTTAATCAAAAAAAAGAAGCAAGAACGTGCTAAATTATACAAGTTATCTACATAGTCGTATGAATAAGAGTGATGTCCTATCTGAACCTTGACCTTGAACTCACTCTTCTTAATCTGATATACATTTACAGAAAAAGCATTTAATCTATTGTACAAAGTTACCACTTTATACTCCATTTTATATATATATATGAAGATTTTAATTATTTATTTTTCTCTTAAATATTATTAATTTCAACTTTGATTGAATTCATCAGGTCTTGGTGTTTTTTTGAGCGTTTGTGTCTTGCTAAAGCATCTTTTCTTATTACACAACCACAATCACAAGTAATTTTTTGTTTCTTATATTCTAATAATTCGTCTTTATGTTCAATATAATATTGTTTAATTTCGTCTTTATGTTCAGTGTAATATTGTTTCTTTTGTGCTGCTATTTTGTCTTTATGTTCCAGTCTATATTGTTTATTTCGTTCTGTTATTTCATCTTTATGTTCAGTGTAATATTGTCTCATTCGTTCTGCTATTTGGTCTTTATGTTCCAGTCTATATTGTTTCATTTTGTCTTTATGTTCCAGTCTATATTGTTTCATTTCGTCTCTATGTTCCAGTCTATATTGTTTTGCTTGTTCTGCTATTTCTTCAGGTGTAACAAATGCTCTCTGGGAATTTAAGGTTGATTTAAACTCACGAATACATCGGTCTTCTTCACATTCTGCTTGTCTCTTATTCTCACACGGAAACTTATATAATTCTACCATATTAAACATATCCCAATTTCCGTTTTTACGTATCATTTCATAGAGTTTTATATTATATTTTTTATTATTAGTATTATGACTAATGCTTTTATGGTGATTTTTCCGTTTTGTAAAATCAGTTGTTGAACCAACATATAATAATTCTGGATTATTTACATGTTGTATCTTATAAATAACCAATTTGGAATAATCTGTTGGTTTCTTCGGCATCTTATTAAGTTCTATATTATCTTATAATATTTCTTTAAATCAATTTTATTTTAATAGTCCAAATATGCCTAAATTTTGTTCAGTATGTCTTGTTCACTACTCACCCCAGAATTCTGCGAGTCAATAATAATACCAGAGCCATCTTTCTTTATGCAGCATCCAGAGTGAGTTTTAATCTTCATTTTATAAATTTTGTATGCAATAACAAATATCAAAATAGACAAAGCCCCTTCAACAGATAAGTCTATAACTTGGTCAGGTTGCATATTTTATATAATATCAATATATTTTATTATCTTATAGGTATATCAGCTACATCTACATCTATTTTCTCATCTTTTCCCTGCGTAATATTCTTTAAATCAAATCGCTCATCATCATTCATAAGAGTTTTTTCAAGTCCTCTTAATTTACCATCACCAGACTGGAAGAACAATCGTAGCATCCATTCATTTTTTCTAAAATCACTTACTTTATTAAGGTCATTAAACAGGTCCAAAAACAAAGCTGTGTCGGTTAGAATATCGCCAGTGCGTTGCGGAAAAGCTGAAATAAAATGGAGATATGCTGCGACATAATATCCGCATATTCCTGTGACCATGCTCTGTAAGTTTTTTTCTGTGTAATTTATCTTTTTCTTAAATCTTTTTTGAACTATATCTACCAAATGCTGCGGCGGCGGTTGACCAAAACTGTCAAAATACATTGGAAAAATTGAACCCGACCTTTTTGAAATGCACAGGCACGTCCAGTGACTTCCGCTATTAGGTTCGCCGTTGTCATCAAATTCGCTCTCCAAGTTTATGATATAGTTAGTGTTTTTTTTTAGGTCAGTTGATTTCAATTCGTCTTTAAAATAGCAACCAGCTATCGGGAAGTGCATCCGCTTACTCAAAACATGCATTTGTTGGTCTGATAGGATTCCGGATTCTGGGTTCATGATATATAATATACTAAAATATAAAAAAATATTAATTGTTATTTTTTTATATTTTAAAAAACTTATTCTACATATCCAGTAAAAGCATTTCAATATCTGTTTCAATATCTAATTCAAACCAATCCATTATATAGTATAGTAATATTTTATTTCTCAATAGATTTCATCAGGTCTTGGTGCTTGTTGGTGCGTTTGTGTCTTGCTAAAGCATCTTTTCTTATTACACAACCACATTCACACGTAATTTTTTGTTTCCATTCTGCTAATTTGTCTTTATGTTCCAGTCTATATTGTTTCATTTGTTCTTTATGTTCCTCTGGTGTAATAAATGCTCGGATAGAATTCATATTTGCTTTCATCTCACGCATTACTTTATCTTCTTCACATTCGGCTTCTCGTTTGTTATTACATGGAAACTTATATAATTCAACCATATTGAACATATCCCACCCGCCATTGTCTCGTATCATTTGATAGAGTTTAAAGTTGTATTCCTTAACATTAGGATTACTACAATTACTTTTATGTTCATATTTCCGTTTCGTAAAATGAGTCGTTGAACCAACATATAATAATTCTGGGTTATCTATATTTTGAATCTTATAGATAATCGTGTTTGAATAGTCTATTGGTGTCCTCGGCATCTTATTAAGTCCTATATTATCTTACGATATCTCTTTAAATCAATTTTATATATTTTTCCTAAAACTATAATACATCTTGAGTTGATATTTGTTGAACCGCCATAGTAGTATTAACCAATCTTAAATTATTTGTATCAGTACTAAAAAGGTCACCCTTTGTTGTAAGCAATTGAAAATATAATTCATCTCCGCTATTTACATATACGACATCTTCCCAAGTAATTTGGTTATATAGTCCTGGAGTTATTCTAAAAAATTGTTCTAATGATGACAAATTACATACTAATATCAAATTACTATCGATCATTGGTCTAAAATTCACATTGAAACGAATATGATAAGACCCTGTTGAAATAAATTTCATATCATCATCAATAATTTTAGTTAGTTTATTTCTATTAACAAATTGCTGTATTTTTGGTTGATTTGTATACACAATTTCGGGAATAGTATAAAAACTAAATTTTGAACTTTGTTCTTGTTGAGTAATTTTCAATACATCGCTCGTTTTTTGGATTATTTCAGTTTCAAAATTATCGGCGTTAAAATTTTGAACGTTTCGTTTCGGTTTGCTATACTTTGACATTATATATAATAATAAGATATTAATTTTATTAAGAAGAAGTAATATTATCAAAATTACCCAAGTATTTAAACTTAATTGATGCGTCAAGCAACTCATAATCTGAAGTAGCCACTGACTCGTTAAAATCAGTACCTATTGTTCTTTCAACATATGTATTTATTGATACCTGATCTGTGCTGTTAGTGAAATTAAATATCCTTTTACAAGACAAATTACAAACTCTACCTTCAGAATTTCGCACGTATTGAACAGAAAACGGAGTTTGATATTGTGGACGCAAGTTCCATTTTGGTTTAATAGGGTCAGAGCCTGATACATCATTTATATCGTCGTCTATAGCAATTCCAATACATGGGTTTAATCTTAAACCGGCAGAATTTCTAAAAATAACATTACAAGTTATTTCATACGTTCCATAATACGATGAATTACAAGTAAAATTAGTACTCGTATCAGTGACAAATTGTTTATTATGACTATACCATCCTGTTGAAATATTTGCAGATAAATGCTTACCATTACCCCAACCTAATTGCACACCTTGTACGATACCAAATCTGAAATTTGTAAAACTATTTATAGGAATAGAATTTACTTTAATTTCAGTACAATCTACACTACCATCTGTTCCCAAAATTCCACTGTAATTGGTAGGGTCACCTTCAGTTCCATTTGACGCTGTAACATCCCATCCAAAACAAAAATTATTGAACCCACAACTTGTTACTCCACGACCCACGAATAAACGGCATGAGTCCAAAGATGTTCTGACATCAAAAATTGAACCCCCATTTAGTGATGGATTTGTTAAAGGTTTGATAGAAATACCATTACCATCTGTATTTAAAAAAGGACGTTCTCCAATAATTGTGTCATATGTTCTCATATCGCCACTTAAATCAAGCATATATTCGGGGTCTTGTCGGTTAATACCCAAAAAACCTGACGGCATAATAGCTATATTATCTATCTCGCTTGGAGTACTACTGCTATCATTTTTGACACCAATTTCAAGTAAACTTTTTTCACCACCAGCATCATCAACATCGTCTTTATAGGAAATATAACCAAAATCAGAACCATTATTTTTACTTTTAAAAACAATAGATGAAGTTCCGTTATTGTCGTTATGTATCAAAGTCAAACTTCCTCCAGAAGAGCCAGGCGGTGTACCTACTGCCTCGTTAATAGATGATGCTTTTTGTGTTACAAAACCAGACGACAAAATGGTCGGAACAAGCGAGTAGTAACCTAAATATAAAGCACGACCGAGTCCATTACTGGAATAAAACGAATCCAAGTGATGCCCACCATTACGAAACTCAAGATATGAATCAGTATGATTTTGTGATAGTCTGTAAAAAAAACCAGAAGGTCGCATAAAATTGCAAGTTAAATCATTCAAACTTAAATCCATATCTTTTTCAAC